ATTCGTGTTCCACGACCTGCGGCTTCTGTGGTAATCTCTTGTGCTTTCTGAACACCTACACGCTTACGCCAGTTATTTAATGCTTGTTTAGATTCTTCACTTTTAGTAGCATCTAATATTGTAGTAACACTAGGAAGCTTTTCGCCATCGGGTGTTGCATATTTTCGTGACCCGTTTATTGTTTCCCTAAGCAAAGGGGTGTAATTATATTTGTTTGGAATGTACATTATAGTCAATTATAGTTGATTATAGTACGACTGTCAACTAGATTCGGAAACTCTCTCCGCAACCGCATCTATCACGTTCGTTTGGATTTCTAAATTCAAAGCCTTCATTCAATCCATTACGTACATAGTCAATCGTCATACCTTGAACGTATGTACAACTCTTTGGGTCAACGTATAAAGCACAACCGTTGCAGTCTACTTTAATATCGTGTTCTAGTGGATTATCAACATATTCAAGTACATATGCAAGACCTGAGCATCCTGTAGTTTTTACACCTATACGAATACCTAAGCCTTTGCCTCGTTTTTGTATTGTATGTTGTATTTTATTTGATGCTTTGTCAGTTATGCTTATCATTGCATTGCGTTCTTTGCCATTTGTGCTACAACTTTTTTATTTTCGTCAGGCTCTAATTCTTGTTCAGGAGTTTGACCTTTGAAAATAACGTTCTCACCTTGAATGTTTTCAATACTTTGATTCAACGGCGGGTTCTTAATCATATTATACAAATCATCCTTATCAATGACTATATCATTATCTCTATAGTATTGCAAGAGTTCTGGAACAGTCCAATCACTATGGACTTCACCGGAATCAATTTCACTTTTAAGTTGGCTAGTAGTAGCTACAAGCCTTATTAATAGTGGACTTCCGGCAAATTCATACAATCGCATGGTTATCTCTTAGGGCGACCAGCACCACCTAGAGGTTCTTCTTCTGGAGCTTCGATGCCGATATCTACTTCTTCTTCACCGCCACCTGGAAGTGGTTCTTCCATATCAATGTCGGCACTCATATCACCACCTGCCATGTCACCGCCCATATCACCACCTGCGTCAAAAGCTTCAGCACCACCTTGACCAGTGATACCGTTCAATGCAGATTTTAATGTTGTTTGACTTTGTGTTAATGCGGCTTGAAGTGAAGTTAATGCTTCAGAAACTTGTTGGTTGAATGTTTCACTTTCGTTAACACCAATCTCTGATTGAACACTATCAGTTAATGCTGGTAATTCTTTTACTAACATATCACTAACTTCTTCAACCATTTTTTGAACTTGGTCTACTAAATCTTGAGCTGCCAAAACAACCTGTGACTTTTCAACTTCTTCATTCTCTACAACGATGCGTGGTTTACGTAGACTGATTTCAGCAAAATGCTTACTCAGTGCTTGTTCCATAAACACAAGTTTTAGGTATGAAGAATTCTGTTGGCTCTCATAGAAATCGGTAGATTTCTTTGTCTCGCTCATCAGACCACGAACTCTAGTAAGCATATCTCTTGCTTGAGCATAAGACATTTTACGAACATTAAACGGAACGTTATAATGCTCTTTTAACGCTCTAGTAGCGTTTTCGATTGGGTTTTTGTCAAAATCAGTTAATTTCATAGTTGTATTCCAAGACTAATATAAAGTATTTATCTTTTTTCATTTAATGTTCGGATTTTAACCCGAATCTTTTTTGTTGCCAATTGTAAGAATCCTGTATATATTTACTCAATTCTTCACTCATAGCAGTTTTCTGCAATTTATCTTGGTTCAGTTTGGCTAAGTATATTAGCTTATCTTCTGTTTTTTTAGCCTTTTTAAACAGTCGGGAATGTATAGAGATATGCACTTCTACGCTACTTAAATGCATATCCAAATCAATAACTCTATCCGCTAACTGATATTTACCTATCTTATCTAGTACACACCAACATACTGCATTTTTCATATTAAAAAAAGAGTTAACGTCATCTCCGTTATTTAAAGATACAACTATATCAGTTGCATCTTTCTTTTTAATATGATACTTATTAAACAGATTGAATGTACCGTCAGTATCTTTAAAAATTACAACATCTTGTAATTTAGCAAACTCTGAATTTGATATCATTTTATCTAATTTTCTATCAATTTTATTAACATCAATTCTCATTGTCTAACACCTTAAAATAAATATTTCTCAACTCATCCGATGAATCTAAAAACGCAGGTAATTTATCCCAAGCATTTTTAGTTTTAATCATAGGAACACTGTCACAGTCAGAATACAATGATCCTAATTCAGATATACCATCATTGAAAACACTAGGATGGTGAATCTCAAAATCAAAGGTCCAGCAAATTACTTGCTCGTCATCCTCTAACAAAAATCCAAAATTCTCAAATTCATCAAACTTAATCTTATTGAAGATTGGTGTTGTGATGTTTTCCGGCTGACTACGTAATGAAACTGCCTGCACAATCGTATCAAAATTACATTGTGTATTTCTGTTGTGTAACCACAATTCAGGATCGTCATCAGGTTTTGGTTGGCTTCTATTCACAATACCAGTCTGGGTGATATCAAATAGTGTATAACAGCTTACTTTAAAACTCATACTTGTATTTAGAGGCAAAAAAAATCCGAGAATAAATCTCGGATTTCTTTGAAGTTAAACTTCTGATTAGCTTGCGCTTGTAGCTGTAGAAGCTAGGCGGAAACCAACGTTAGTAACAACAGCGCCACTTAGGTCATAACCATTAACTGTACCTAAAGCACGAACTTGTGCTTGTAGTGCAGCCGCAGTGTATGCGCCAACTGGATAAACAGCAACAGACATATTAGTTGTGTTTGCTGTAGCTTGAACTGCATAGATTGCAACTGTAGCTAATTGTTCGATAGAAACCATAACTTGTGCAACCATCTCGTCAACACCTAATTGTGCTGTAGGAGCGGCGCCTAAGTCAAAACCGAAGAAGTCTAGTGCTGGACCATATAAGTTAGTAGTCGTGCCGTCAGCGGATGCTGTTGGTGCTACTGGACCATTTTGTACGTCAATTGCGAATACTGGTTGTGCATCGCCGTGTGTTCTTGTAAAACCTGCCATAATGAAATTCCTTTAAAAGTTTTGAATCGTATAGATTCATACTATTATTTATGCCTGGCAATGAAAAAAGTCGGTTTTGGCTACTGTCTTCCAGCCAAATTCTGGCGACTAAAGCCCATTCTATCTACAAATTTAAGACCGTGACTAACAAAACCCTCTTGAGTTTGAGTACCGTCTTGTAGATAGCCTTTGACAGGGGCTGTCATTGCGGCTTTATTAAGCTGATCCACAATGTTCATTTTAAGATTGTAAATAGCTACCCATATACTAAATGCACCAACTAGTCCTGCTTTATTGGCAGCTAAGTGCTGATTAATCTTCTCACGCATCTTATCAGTCATTGGTCTAGTCTGTACATAGTCCATAAACCCTGCTAGTAAATTATTTAAATCACCCGCTACAATACGTTTATTAATGTATACTGTAAATAACTGATTAAAAGTATTTCTAGCTTGAGGGGCAGTACTCATTAGTTGTTCAACTGCTTGACCGTGCTTTGCTATCTCTGATTGTGCTTTTTTCAGTAAACTTGAATTAACTTTCAATTTAGGTGTGATGGGCATCTTAGCAGGTAATATAGCTACATCACTATTATTCTTTAACTTGCCAATAGTTCCATCTAACGGCATTGCTTGGTCGGTAGTTAATGCATCGGGAGCAATGTATTGGTGTACAACGATACCAGAGTTCTTCCCTTTAAAGAACTGACCCAATTCGCTATTGGCATCTACAGTATATGTAATTCCATTAGGGTTAGCTTTGAATGTGTATAGCCCGTTCTTTTCTACTAATGGTTGTTTGAACAATAAGTCGCCCCAATAATAACCCTTGCTTCTATCAGATTTTTCTAATCCAGGCCATATCTGTGCAATCAACTGATGTAGGTCCGATCTGTCAACACCTCGTTCTTGGTCATATTGTGCAAACTGTTCAGGACTGAATACCTGACGGCCGGTACCATCTTTTTTATTGAACATATGCTTGTCTAATATAGTAAACTTCCCGTTGCTATTACGACCAAATATCAATGCAGGATAGCCGTCCCATTTGATTGTGACTTTTTCGGGTTTAGCTACAGTATCAGCCATTGCTTGAACAGCTTGGTTGGCACCATTTACACCACGCAAGAATATCAAATCTTCCGGATGGTCTAAATGACCCTTATCTTCTGTAATTACAGTGTTAAGGGTCGTAATCTTATTGTAGAGTTCTCGCAATTGTTCAATCATTAAGTATTTATAATATTTTTACTTTTATAGTGTCATAGTAGGGAAAAAAACTTAATTTCTTAAATGAGGTTTTAACTATTTTACCTAACTCCCACGTACCCCACCATCTGGGATTTTCGTAATCATATCCTAATTCTTCTGCATTATTGTCTATACACCATTTCTTATAATCCTCAAAACTTGCTTCCATATTAGATTGTAAATTTAAAAAGATACTAGGGTGTATATTTCTTTGTGGCTGCACCATTTTTCTTTGTAGTGTTTCAACGTCATTTTGTTGGTATATATGTGCCATATTCTTTCCAGTTTCACAATAATCCAAATATAATCGGTCTCTCTTATAACCAAATGTAGCTTCTTGTAGCATCCTGTATTTTAACGGTGCTATTTTTAAATCAGAATCTCCTACTGGAGGACCAAATGAGGCAGTAAGCCAATCGCCACCGTGCAACGAACCTTCAAGCTTATGTATTAATTTATTAAGTTGTGCAAAATCATCTATCACCTCAGGTAGTGTTTCACATTTTTGTAAGTCAGGATCATTTGTTCGTTGACGCTCTCCCAATCTCTCAACATATTCGTGTAAATCAAATAATTTTTTGTAAGTTATATCGTGTGTTATATCTACATCAATTTTTATATCATAGGTTGAATCGTTAATTTTATCTGCATATCTTTTTAGTTCTAAAAAAGTGTTTACAACATCTAATTTGTCACGATTTATACTGGTGTTATTGTGGGTAGATAAACCGTGGCCCTGTTTTATTAAATCTACAAATACAGATGTTGTTTCATTATCGTTTAACTCCACTACTACCCATCCGGTAGATTTACCCTCTTTGGAGAATGTAATAATCATTTTTGAAGCCACAATATTCCTATATTTTTTACAAAGTATTTATATAGTTACAATTGTCGATAAATTAAATTATGGATAAATCAAACAGTTGTTTGATAGAGGTCAACTATTCAATGTCTCTGTTTTTCTTTAGAGATTTAGAAAACTTTGCTTGATCCTTGCTCTTTATAGCTCCTAACAGTTTACGCTCTAAGATGGCGGCTTGTTCAGGACTATAGTTACGATTAATCATCTCTATTAGATTGATAGCACTTGTGATAATATTGTGGCCACGACTCTCAATAATGTGGGTCGTGTCCCTATTATTACCAATAGCTTCCAATTCCTCTAGTAGACTGCGAGTTTGTTTTTGCATATTAGTTTCCTAATAGTATTTATCTACGTTTAGGATTTATTTCTTAAACCATTCAACATTGATTTGAGCTTAGAACCCTGTACATCCGCTATAATACGCTTGTTTTCCGGCTCTAATATCTCTCCTGTAGCCTGGTCTATGATAGGCGAGGTTGATTGTAAAGTACTTTGAGGCTTTAATTGGCTCATAATATCATTAGCACTGGGCTTAGGAGTATAACTATTCTGATTGTCAGGGTCACTATCACTAATACGCATAGTTTCGATATCATAGTCTAAGTCAATCTTTTGACCTACACCTGTCGAACTACGACTTTTCATACATTGAATCTGATACTTCCCACGCTCACGCATACTGCGACTTGTAAAGATACCAAACACATTATCTGCTGTATTAATCTTACTGATACCACCAGCAATGTGACTGTGGTCAAACTCAATCTCATCAACAGCACTACGATTTAACTGACTTGCAGTAACCATTAATATACCCATCTCTTTTGCTAAGTTGCGTAGTTCTTCTGCCACATACTTGTCTTTGATGAACTGGTCGTTAGGATTAACTTTAACAGAAACAGGCATAACCAAATCTAAGTAGTCAACCATCACAAAGTCAATTCTGATACCAGTTTGAATTTGTACTTCTTTTAAATAAGCACGTATATCGTTTACATTTGATTGAGCAGGCAATCCCTTAACACGATATTGTCCCGACTTTTTACCAACCATTTTAACTTTAAGACTTGTGGTATCAATATCTTTACGAATCGCTTTTGTACCCATCATAGTCAACATAGCATCTGTTCTTAATGACGTTAGTTCTTCACTAAGTTCTAGTGTAATATAAACACCACTCATACCCTGTTGTAACCAGTTCAATGCAATATTCATCATTACTAATGACTTACCTGAACCACTACCACCTGCAAAAATGTTAAGTTCACCTCGACTAAAACCACCATATAAAATACGATCCATTTGTGGCCAGCCTGTACTTACTTGACCACCACTGTTAAAGTATTTGTTGATACGTGCCGCAGGGTCATAGAAGTAATCAGTTCCCATATCTTTTTGCAAACTGATTTGTACTGCGTCTTTGATTAGTTTTTCAACTGGACCAAAGTCATCCTTCTCAAGTAAGTCGGCCGCTTTGAGAATAGCTCGTTCTAACTCTTGTCGTTTAGTAAAGGCTTCAAACTCATCTAAGAACCAATCAAATTGATTAGGACTAAAGTTAGCAATGATATCAATATCTTGCCCAGTAATAGCTTTAATCTGTGTTGGGTCGGGCAAAATACTATATTTTGTAGTATGTTCTTTGTATAGATTTACGATAGGTCTCAATGACCTATCAAAATTCTCACTATTTAAAATGTTCATAACTCTAGTGTAGAGTTCAGCCTCAGTAATCATAACACGCAAAAATATCTTTTGCATCTCAATACCGTAATCTTTTTTATTTTCGTAATCTTTTTTCAATTTTCTTCCTCTGTAGTTCTATTTTGATTTTACTAGTTGTCGCACTACTCAATATGCTGAGTAATGTAGGCAACTTACCATACTTAACTACCGCGTCATTTACATCTTTGATTTCATCTTCCCAATCAGGAATACTTACACTATAACCTAGTTCTAATGCTCTATCACAAGTTTCTAAACCTGTCTTATCTCTATCGGGAATAAAGATAATACGTTTATTAAGTTGTGCTAGAATCTGTGCTTGGTCGTCATTGATTGTATTGTGTGTTAACGCACAGGCATTCAAGCTTAATGCGTCAAAGATACCTTCAACTAACAAACATACTTCCCAATCGGGTTTCTGAAAGTCATAAC